CCGTTTATGGAAGATGGTTTAGATACTTATGAAGGAGTTTACAACTTTGCTACAAAAAGAAATTTAAACATTGAAAAAGAATACTTTAAATTAATGGCCGATATTACAAGCCCAGAAATGGCGGATGCCATGGCCCGTGGTTTTCTACGTTATGCTGGTGTTGACATTGGTCGAAGAGTTGGTCTAGGTTCTCACCCTATCACTGGATTTTTTAACGATGCTGTTTTTGGAGATACAGGCCTTAATCAAGCAAGTATACCGGCTGTTAGTGTTATAAGAGGGTTTGTTGATTCTAAACATTATCTAGGTAATGACGATATACCCATGGCTGTAGCCAGTGTTTTACCAAAACCATTTCAAAATATAATAAAATCAGGTAATTTAGGAACACAAGGATATAAAACTAAAAGCGGCGAGCAAATTGTCGTTCCAGAAAATATAAGCACACAAGCACAAGTTCTACAATTTTTAGGATTTAGTCCTGTAGAGATTTCAAGAGCAAGAGAATATAATTATTTACAAAAATCAGGAAAGTTTAAAGCAGCTCAACTAAGAGACCAATTTTATGCAAGACAAAGCAGGGCATTAACTAATTTAGAACGTGCTGTCGCAAATAACGATTTAGGAAAAATAGAGCGATATCAAAAACAATTAGATGAAGTTAGAAAAGACGTTGCAGAACACAATCAGAACTCTAGAAGACTTGGGGAATATGATATGGTTATTGACCTTGATCCGGCTACAGTACGAAGAAAAATGATAAGAGGAAGACTAGGTATTGATGCTCTACAAACCGAAGGTAGAGAAGATCCTGAACTTAAAAAAGCTTTTCCTATTGACTAAATAATAGGCATCTATATACTTCTTTACTATGAAATCAATTCACGTTTTAATGGGCTGGGATGCTAGAGAAATCGATGCTTACAATGTTGCAGAGCATTCGTTAATCAGACGTTCATCTATTCCTATCACAGTAACTCCTTTAAAACATAATGAGCTCAGAGAACATAAATTATTCTACAGAGAATGGAAGATTGATAAACACAATCAATACTATGATCTGTTAGATAAGGCACCATTTTCTACAGAGTTTAGCCATACTAGATTTTTAGTTCCAGAGATTGCCAGAAGAAATAATTTAAAAGGTTGGGCTATCTTTTGTGATTGTGATTTTTTATGGCTTGACGATATTAAAAACTTAGTAGACCAACTAGATGATGGATACCCGGTTATGTCTGTTCCTTTTAATTATGAGTCAGATCAACAATTTAAGATGGACAACAAGATACAAACAAAGTATAACTGTAAACTATGGTCATCACTTATGGCTTTTAATATGGAACATGAAGACAATAAAAGACTAACAGTTGAAGCTGTAAATAAATGGAAAGGTTTGGACCTACATCAATTCTCATGGCTTACTAGAGGTCCAGAGAGTGTAGGAGAAATTAATCCATTTTGGAATTATGTTCCTGATATAACCGAATACAAAACAAACCAACCAAATGCTGTGCATTTTTCATTAGGAGGCCCTTGGTTACGAGGGTATGAAGAATGTGATTTTAGTAAGCAATGGTATCTTGAAAAAACTCACATGGATTCACTTATAACAAAGAGTAGAGCACCATGTCTAAAATTAACGTTGTAACTTCCTTTCGAGGAGATCACTGGAATATTTATGCTAAAGAATGTGTAGACAGTTTTATAAAAAACTGGCCTGAAGACATTAAACTTTATGCTTATTACAATGATTGGCCAGAAGTAGGGCTACAAAGCTATGATAAAAAAAGAGTAGAGTTCATTGACCTTACCGATAATGATAATGGCTTATGCAAGTTTTTGGAGACTCATAAAGACAATCCTAACAAATCTAACTGGCGAACAGATGCTAGTCGTTGGGCTTATAAAGTTTATACTGAGTATGACTTTTTTGTTAAGAACCCGCCAAAGGGTGACATAGGTATTTGGTTAGATGCCGACACAGTAACCTATAATAAAATTACACACAAAGAATTATCAGAGTGGCTACCAGAGGGACAAGATATTTGTATCTTAGATCGTACAGCAACCAACTATGCAGAAGCTGGTTTCTTTATGTTAAAGATGAGTAATTTAAATCAAGCTGTCATTGCAGACCTATATGGCACGTGGGCTACTGGAGAAGTCTTTAACTATAAAGAGTGGCATGATGCTTTTGTCTTAACTCGATTGTTAAAATTACACCAAGCTCATGGTATGAAAGTATATAATTTATCTCCTTATTGTGCTGACCTTAATGCTTTTGAATGTTCACCTTTAGTAAAATATTTGTATCACAATAAAGGTTTATTAAAGTTTAAACAGGAAAAACAACAAGCTGCTAATGTAAATACAGAGGTTCAACATAAACGACCTAACGACAAGAAAAAACCAATTGTTGTAGAACCGCAAGATTGTATGCCTGTGGAAGAGATTCGCATGAATATAATGACAAACTCAGAACGAATTCCATCTATGTTAAAAAAATGTAAATGGAATAACGAGGAAGTTGCTATTGTCTCCGCTGGTCCTTCATTAAAAAATAATTTAGAAAACATTAGGCTCGAACAAAACAATGGTGTTAAAATTATATGTGTTAAACATAGCCACAACATACTTCTTGAAAATGGTATACAACCTTGGGGCTGTACAGTTTTAGATCCTAGACCCTTTCACGAAAAGTCTACTCACGGGTTTATAAGAAAAGAATTATTAGCTGAACCACATCCTAGTATTAAATACTTTGTAGCTACTATGTCTAATACAGATGTTGTAACTCATCTGCTTGATAAAAAAGCTAATGTTATAGGGTGGGATGCTTATTGTAATGCTATTGAAGGTTGGGATTATTTTAAAGACAGATTGTTAATTACAGGAGGAACCTGTGCGGGTATGAGGTCGATTGGTTTAGTCCATACTCTTGGTTTTAGAACGGTTCATCTTTATGGATTTGATTCGTGTAATGACGGGCCGCCTAAAGATAAAAATGAACTAGGAGAAGACGGTACAAAGAAATGGTTAAAAGTTTCTGTAGGTGAAGACAGTAAACCTTTTTGGACGACAGGAGAACTTTTAGCTCAAGCTCAAGACTTTGAAAAGTTAATGCAAAATGAAGAAGTTGATTTACAAATTAATGTTCATGGTACTGGTTTGATACCTGCTTTATGGAACGATGGTCTAAATAAAAAAAATAATACAATAACGTATAGGGAATTGTTTGATGAAGAATAAAAAAATAGTTGGAGTATTTATTAATACGGCGGTACAAGATCCACATTTAAATTGTCTAACAGCTTTCTGTCACGGAATTAGAACCACAACAGACCATTTAGTTTTCTTGTCAAACTCACCTCATTACATGCAGTGTGATGTAGCTGTTATGTTTGGTTCATGGAAAAATAGAAGTAATCCCCATCATGTTTTAAAAAATGATATACGAGAAAAGCATAAAGGAGATTTTTTAGTATTTGAAGCACCTTTACTTGGTAGAACAATAACAGAAGATCATAAATATTATAGACTCGGAAAAAATCATTACATGGATACTTTGGGAGAGTTTAATAATAAAAAAAGTGAAAAACAACGTTGGGGTATTCTTAGAACAGATTTAAACATACAGGTTAAAGACTGGAGAAAAGACGGTAACCATATATTATTTCTTATGCAACTTCCCGGAGATGCTTCTACTTTAGAGGTAGATATACTACAATGGTTACAAGATAATATAATTGAATGTCAAAAACATTCTAAACGTCTTATAAAGGTTCGCATGCATCCATTAATTTCTGGTTACGATTTATCAAAGTTTGAAAATTTTATTAAGGAGCAACAAAATGTTGAATTGGTTAAAGGAAATACAACAAAGATTGAAGAAGACCTTAAAGATTGTTGGGCAACGGTTAGCTTTACAAGTGGGGGATCGGTGGATAGTGTGCTTGCTGGTGTCCCTGTTATTACACCTAGTAGTCTTAATTTCACTTATCCAATCTCTAGTCATAGTTTAGAAGATATCGAGAAACCAAAAATGGAAGATCGTCAACAGCTTCTACAAAATTTAGCTTTTACACAATGGACCGTAACAGAAATGGCTCATGGTTTACCTTGGAAACATTTAATGGAGGACAATGACTGATAAAGAAGATAAAGACGTGGTTGTAAATTTATTTAAAAATGCCAATCCTAAAATTATGTCTAAAGATTTGGCAGCTCAAACACCTAAAGAAGAGTATCAAAAAATGGTGCTGGATAGTTTAGAAACAATTAAAAAAGATATTGATGCTTTAAAAGCAACAGGTATGATTACAATATTAATGGATGATGATGGGCCCTTAATTGATTATTTTATAGGCAGTTTAAATCTTACTCAAGCTTATGTTTTGATGGATCAGTTAAAAAGTGTTATAATGGATAAACTCAATGGAGAGAACGTATGATTGCAAATAGTGTTATCGGAGTAGCCGGAAAAATATTAGACAAGTTTGTCGAAGACAAAGATTTAAAAACCAAGATTAATGGTGAACTTAGAAAACAAACATTAGCCCTTGCCCAAGAACAAGCTAAGGCTAATACCGAACAAGCCAAGCATCCAAGTATATTTGTATCGGGAGCTAGACCTGCCATCATGTGGGTGGCTTGTCTTGGTTTATTTACTAATTTTTTTATCCTCCCCCTAGCCGAGTGGGCCTGTGCAATATGGGCTCCCGGCATCACTTTGCCTGATTTACAAACAGAAGAACTTATGTCCTTAGTTATTGCTTTATTGGGGCTTGGTGGCATGAGGTCATTCGAGAAGTCTCGTGGTGTAGCTAGAGACAATCTTAAAAAATAGTATTGTTTATCTAAATAAGTGTTATTATAATCATTTATAGTGGCTGCGGTCTTAGACAACCAGCACTAATGTTAACCTTTAACAATGGAGTTGATATGTCAAAGTGGACACAACCTAAAATCACTGAAATATCTGTTGGTCTAGAAATCAATAGCTATGCTTGTGCTGAAAAATAATTGAGGCAAAAAAAATCCCTAGAGTCTTACGGTAAACACCTTCCCAACTCTAGGGATTATATTGACGACGTTGTTTCATTTAAGATTATATACTATTTACAAGCTTGTTCAAGAAATTTTTGAGCAATTTTTGAAGAGGAGGTAACTTTATTTCCGCCAAGATTAAATATCATCGGTATTTCATTTTTCATACAAAAAGAAACTTCAGGAGTATTCGTTGGAATTCTATCTCCACCATTAGCAAACACAAACTCCAAACCGTTGTTAACAAATTCTTTTAAATTATTTACCACGGTATCATTATTATCCTTTGCTTTAATAACTCGATCAATAAATCTATTAGATGTTAGAATTATTTCTCTTTCTTTATACGATAATAAATTATATCCCTTCTTTTTTTGTAACCATTTATCTGTATTTAACAAAAGCCATACAGCTCCTAGGTCATTTGCTTGTTTAAACATTTGAATATGGCCCGAATGTACTGGATCGAACCCTCCACTAACTATTATAATCATCATATACCCTTATTATATCGTTTTCATCTAGTTTTTCACCGTTCCAAACCTCGAATATCCTTATATGGCCCACAGAGGCTCGTACACAATGAATTGTTCTTTTTGGGATATAAACCCTAGCTCCGGGCATAAATTCCCACCACCGGTCATTTATGAGGACCGTTGCTTGGCCTTTTAAAATTTTCCAGTGTTCTTCTCTAAAATTATGGTACTGAACAGACATTGATCGTCCCGGATAGACATTAAGTATCTTGGCAACCATGTTGGGAGTTCTTTTTAGAACTTTATATGTTCCCCAAGGTCGGCTGACAATATCTTCTTTCATAATTATCTAAAAGGTTGTCCCATAAACCAACAAACTAAACTATGACGTGTTCCTTCTGTCACCGCTTTTATTCTATGAAGATTAAAAGAAGGAAACATAATCATATCTCCTTTATTTTTAAAACCTTCTATTGGTTCTATCTTACCGTCCATATTTTTAATTTGTAAAATACCTCCTTTATAATCTTCAAAATTAGATAATTGAATACACATTGATAATTTTCTAATTAATCCCGGATAAGGTCCATCAGGTTCCGGTGGATAAATATCTCTGTGCCATTGATAGTGTTGTCCTTTTTTATATTCGGCAAATTGTGGGCATTGTAAATTAGAAATATCAAAACCATAATATTCTTTATTTATTTCTGCGGCAATTTCACAAAGTTTTGGAACAATCCAATGATCAACAGGATAAAACCTAATTTTAGAATTCCTATCTTTTTTTAAATCAACTTCTTTTTTCCACATAACACCGGCTAAATGATCATCATATGAGGATGATTCTTCAACCATAGTATCACAGAGTTTTGTTGGGACAACTTCTGGTAATGTTACATAGGTTTTATACATCAACAACTTCACAAGCTCCAGCTGTACAAGCTAATGTTTGAGATGACTTTGTAGTATCTTCTTTTTCATATGTCATTAATTCATCCCAGTTAATTTTATTTGGTTGTTTCTTTTGTAGCTTATCATACGTATCTTTGTCAATATCTTCATAAGGTGCTTGTTGATATACATGACCAAAGTTAGGTAAAAAAGAAACTCCTGTTAATTCATCAAAATGTCTCCAACACCAATCGGCGACACCAAGCCACTCATCATCATTAACCGATATGGTTATACTAGGTTTATGTTCGCACCAATGTTTAGCATACATTAGCCAATGTTCTAATTGTTCAATCGCTGTTCTTGAATGTCTGGTTAGACCGTTATCTGGTGCTTTTTCTACAAAACTAAATACAGATGTAGAGTCTGGTTTCATTACACAACTTTCGGTCGGTATATTTTGGGACATAAGAAACTGTGTTAATGGATCTTTCTTATCTCCACGAACTCTTCTTATGTAATAATCATTGTGTCTTGCATGAATACCCGAAGCCGCATTAACAAGTTGTGACACGGTGCCTGATGGTTTTACACAAGTAATTGCAGTTGATTGATTAATTTTAAGTTTCTTTGCCCACTCTTTGTTAACAGCAATAGATTTATTTTTTAATTTTACTAATAAAGTTTTTAATGCTTCTTTATTAAAAATATTACCACTTAACACCATATGATCCATAATACCAGTTAAAGAAACTCCAAGCAGTCTTTCTTTTTCGGTTGTCTCTTTCCAAGTCTTTCGTAGATATTTAAAAGATGTTAACGTGGATTGCATCGTTCCAAGAATAGTGGCCGCCGTTACTTTATCTAATAACTTCTCTTCACTATCGCCACTTCGTACCACACATTCACTGAGGTTGCACACTTGATGTGGTCGTAAAATTATTTCTGAACAAGGATTGGTTCCAAACTCAAAGTCAGTATCTCTTCGTTTGTTTCTGGAAGCAACTCTTTTACTTGCTTGTCTGTTAAAGATTCCTCGTTCACCACTGCCTGATTTGTAGAGGGATAACCACTCTTCCATAAACACACCAATATTTTCTGGTTTGTTTTGATAGACTGCGGAATTATTAGATAAAGCACGTTGACTTTCAACACGATACCATTCCCCTGATTTAGCATCTCTCATTTCTCTATCATTTAAATCTGAAAGACTAATCATAGCTGATCGTCTTACTCCTCCAACAACAACGATTTCTCCGACTTTACACACCAAGTCGTGGCATTCAAGGGAAGTGAGTCGTCGTCCTTGTGCCTTAGTAAACACTTCCGTGGAAAAATTAAAGAGGTCGACGAGGGGGCCGGGTCCAGAAGCTCTTCCACCGAATGTGTGAAGCCTCTCTCCAGCTCCTCGTACGTTAGAGATATCCCACTTGGGTATTTGCCCGGCATATAATAATGTAAGGATTTCCCGAAATGCTTTTGCCCACCCGAGCTTAGAATCTCGAACGACAATAGTAGTTTCAGTTGGGTGCATATTATCAGCAACAATAGGCAAATTCTCAATGTACTTTTTTTCAACACTAAACCCCACTCCTGTTCCACACATTAAAACATATAATATTTCATCAAAAGCTTTTGGATGATCAACCGGGATATAGGAACAATTATATCCTGCGATGTTTTCTTTGTCCAAAGCTGGTCCTGCGGTCATCAATGCTCTCATTGACGGCATAACTTCTAAATTTAAAACTTTATCTTCTAAGTACTTTCGGGTTTTCTTATCTAAAATATATCCACAATTCTTTTCAAGATGCTTTTCAAAAAAATTAAAATATCGTGCAACTGTTTCATGCCATTCTTCTCTTCTATTTTCTGTGGGTAACCATCTGGCATATCTAGATTTGTGGATGAATTGTTGGTATACAGATGGAAGTTCTTTAGTTGTCATGTCGTCTCCTTTTCATTACAATTATATTTCTAATATGAGTTACCGTCATAAATAAATTAAGTAACATCATTATGTATAGTTCTTCTTCCCAAGTCCAGACCCACCAAAAGGCTTGAGCACAAAGACCAACCCAAGGTGCTTTAAGTGATCCGTTACCGTAAAAGTACACTGAAAAACAAGCACTTACAGCGGCACAGAATTCTAAAAACGGGAACCCTGATTCTATCATCGTTTCTTTACAAACTCAACCAATCTATTTAAATACCATTGAGCTTTTTCTAAATCCTCAAGTTTTTTGCCTTTATAGTTACATCTCCATGTATACTTAAATATTTGTCCACGTAAATATCCTTCATATTCAGTATCAGATAAAGCAGCTTCAATAGCTTCAATACATTCAATACCTTTATCATTATATTTATAATGGGTTGGGTTGTTTACTGGGTCATTAGTCATCAATTACCTCGTCTATTGTTTTCATGTTTAATAATACGTTTAATCTTTTTCTTTGAAACTCTGTATTTTTTGGATCAACAATAAGTTTCTTAGCAAAAGTTCTTACTTGCTGATAATTAAGTCCGGCAAGATCACACACATCAACAAACCAAGAAGCAGTCACTCCGCTTGTTTTACTAAACCATCGCACAGCTTCTTCTTTAACTTGTGTAAATTCTTTAGAAGTAGGTTCTAAATGACTTGCATCAAGTAGGGCTTGATAAACCACAGCTCTAAACATTGTTCTTTCTCCCTCTCCCTCTTTACTTTCCCCGTTCGCTATACCGTGTGTAGGGTCTAAAGTGATCCGGGTTTTCCCTTGACTTGACGAATAAGTCGGTTGTGTTGATTTCTTTTGCTCGCTCATCTATCCATTCCACCGGTATAAATCTACCGGCCCATTTAAAATTATTTTTCGTTAACCAATTACCATAAGTAGTTTTACTGCTTTTGTAAAGTTTTACTTTTGGATTTTGCAATACAAATCGTATATCTAAATCTGGTCTTTGGTCACGAATTAACAAATGCTTTTGTCTGTCTTCTTTAGTAAGTTGACCTTTTAATTCAATTATCAATCCGTTGCTTAAAATAATATCAGGTGTATATGTTTTTTTCAACTCTGGTTGAATATAAGGTATGACTAAACTTTCATATTCATAAGTTACTTTATCATCATCAAGTCTTCCACAAACAGCGGCTTCAAAACCAGAGCGGTAGAAACCGTTTGATTTTCTAAGAATATTCATCTATGGTAAGTCTTCATTCACATTTGGTTCATTTACAACTTTAGTTAACCATCGAGGGCCTTTACTATAAATAAATTTTCGCAAACCATCACCATTGTTCGAGTCCTTCCAACAATCCATTTTATAAGCACAATAGGAACAACCAACACTTAGTTTCCGATTGCCGGATGTTCCATCAGGTTCGTCTTCATAACATCTTTGAGGTGGCACATCTTTATTCTTTAAATCATTTTGTAATTCTTTAATTCTTTGTCTTGCATTTGGTAGATCTTTTTTATCTGGAACACACAAAGCTAAAGCTCCACTTGTTTTATCAATAGCTAAAAAAGCAAGTTTACTGTTTTTATTTGCTTCTCCATAAGCCGCAATTTGAGCCAAGTACCCAAAGGCATCTGTCTCTTTAGTTAAATCATTTTTTTTAAATTTATTAAATCCAAAACTTGAAGCCGACTTAACATCAATGACCCAACCATCAATAATTGCATCTTGATGACCTTTAACTCCATCAAGTTCTAATGGTTTTTGAGAGTCTGTAACTGTATGTCCGGATGTTTTTGCAAGAAGTAAAAGCAAAGCTTCTAGTATATGTCCATATAAAAACTTTATTTTTACATGAGACTGCATATGTTCTCTAAGTTCTGGTTTATATAAATCATACCATAATTGACGGCTTGGTTTACCGAGACTAGACATACGAAGTCCTCGACTTCCTTGCCTATCTTCTGAAAGAGCGGTAATGACGGATTCGCTTATATTATCAGCAAATTCTTTTATGTCTTTTTGATTCGGTATTTTTTTATTACCGTCCTCAAACAAACCATAAATGTCTTTTACTAAAGAATGTATTTTTGAACCCGTCATCCGTTCATATTTTAAAAATTAATGTTATCGTTTAGTGGGTCTTTTGAGGGAGCGACATAGCCGTCAGCTTCCGCAAATTCATCAATACCACCGTCTGGTGAGTACTCAAGCAACTTAGTTACTTGAACTGCTTTTAAAGACATTCCAACTCCTTTATTGCCGGCAACATTATAATCATACGTATCAAAAAGAACATTAACACTCGATCCATTACCGATTAAGATATCGGGACTAATAGGATTCTTCTTAGCATCAACGACTCTTGGTGAAGAGTTTTTGGTACCATCCTTTCGTGTATATTTTCTTTTAATAGTAATAAAGTCATTACGTTCATCATTTTTGTTTTTCACTTTCGTGATTAAACCTAGTTTTTTTAACGATTCTTTTGTCTTAGCATCAACTGTTACATCGATTGAAAAGACTCCGTCTTCGTTATATTGATCATAATGTGGTTGGTGGACTTTTGCCCAACTGCAAGTGCCTGAAATTACTGGCATATTTTCTCCTTGTTAAAAGTTGTTAAAATTAAACGTTCCCTAAATAAATAAAGAACATTTGTGACATTATAGTATGTTTTTGTTTGTGTCAACATATTATAATACTTAATGAGTCTGATCCCAAGCCGTGCCAACAGAAAATTCAGAATCTAACGGACATCGTATAGATAATTGATTCTCTACTTCTTTCATGGCTTGTTTTGTAATCAGACCAAATTCTTCCGCATGATCCTTTCTTACCTCAAACTGAACTTCGTCATGTATATTAGCAACAGGGTGTGCTTCTAGTTTACTATGTTCTACCTTATCAATAATATTAATTAACCATTGTTTACATATAATCGCACCACACCCTTGAAGTAAAGTATTCAAACTTGCATGTATAGAGCGAGAGAGAAGTATTCTTTTATCAATAGCAATCAATTGGTATTCTCCGGTTTGTCTTTTACGTTCTCTTAATAACTTGTTTAAAGTATTGGTTAGTTGCCTCATGCCATCAACTTTATTAATATATCTTTTACGTGAAAGTTCTCCGGCTTCTGCATCTTTACCAAATATCTCACCAAGTTTCTTATCTCCGGCTCCGTATAAAAAAGCATAAATCCAAGTCTTTGCCGTATTTCTGTCTGGCAACCCTACAATATTCTGATTATAGGTATGCACATCTCCATCTACAACTTGTTCTGTAAACTGCTTGTTGTTTAGATAATGTGCAAAGCATCTTAACTCTAATGATGAAGCATCACTACCTACTAAACAATACTTGTCTGGGTTCTCTATTGTCCATACCGATCTGCATTCTTTACCATACGGTGAATAACTAGCGGGAATCTGGGCCATGTTAGGGCCATAATGACTCATGCGGCCTGTTACACACCCAAGAGTAATTACTCTGCCATGTACTCTACTATCTGAACTTACTGCTTTTAACCATGAACTAATTTGTGAAACTCTTTTTTGATATAATAAATATTGATTTAATTTTTTTGCTTCTGGATAAGGTAGATCTTTTAAAACTCCCTCATCAACAATGGGTCGTCCAGTAGGTGTAAAAAGTTTTGGCTCCCATTTAAATTGAGATATAAGTCTGTCTGAAATTTGTTTTCTAGAATTTGGATTGAATTTATCCACATGATCGTTAATTCTTCTTCCCGTTGTTTTATGATATCGTGGAGTGCTTACCGTAGGAAAAATAGCCTCTAACTCTTGTTCGATATCTTCTGCTTTTGTCTTTAACTCCTCTAGTAAATCGTTAGACTTAGCCACATTAAGATAAAAACCTTTCTGTTCTTGTTGATCTATTATTCTTCTTATTCTATGTTCAAGCCTAACACTCTCTTTACTAAACCTACTTATTTTAGGAGTGAGATGTAACAATATCTTTCGGGTAAGATTAACATCTTGGCGACAGTATTTTAACATCTCTTCTGAATACTCAGTAAAATCTTTAAACTCTAGTTTACCAGAACCTTTAAGTCTTCTGCCCCAAGCTTTTAAACTATGCCCTCCATCTCTATGTGCATTAGTCATTTGAGAAATAAGAAGAGTATCGATTATTTTATCTAGTGATATTGTAATACCTAGTAACTTTTCCAGAACTGGTGCATCAAAACTAATACCATTGTGCATGATGTAAGTTCTATCTTGATTATGCCATTGTTTAAATTCTTCACATCCTTGTTCTTGTATAAAGTCTTTAAACTCTCCGGTTTCATAATCTTGTATACAAATACAATGAATAGTCTTTGCATCAAGACTATCCGTTTCAATATCTAATACAACTTTATCAAACTTGGAATCCATCTGACACCTCTTTAAAATCACTATCATCATCTGCTCCTGATCGTGGATTAGGAATCTCTCTCAATCTCCCAGATTGTTTATCCCATTGTAGCCAACAACAAGGACCGGTCTCTCCACTAAATCTATTCTTTAAGATACGAACTGTTGTTCTGTTTCGCACCTCCTCTGTATCTGCTTGTCCGTTTCGTTCAAGCGAGAAACAAAAGTCTGAGAGTTGTGCAATGCCATGTGAACCTCTAAGTTGTGAGAGACTAACGATAGCTCCCTCTTCGTGTCCACTATCTGATGATGTTCTTCTACTAAGATGAGAGACTAACATCAAATGTATGTTCTGTTCTTGCACTAACGTTCTTAGTCTTGTCATGATACTATCGATTGCTCTCCTCTCATTGTCTCCGGTCATTGCTGATACAATCATGGTTAAGTGATCTAAGATAATAAACTTACAATCCAAAGCACTGGCTAGGTATTGCACCTTTGATATAATGTTATCAATATCTGTAGAACCAAAATGATCCCAGAGTTTGACTCGTCCTGTACCTAGTGTTGCTTCCCATGATCTTCTCTTCTGCTCCGTTGTAGTTTCTGTTAGCGGTAGATGAAAAGGTTGGTTACCATGTACAGACATTAAACCTTTAGCCGTTCTTTCAATAGACTCCTCGAGAAATAAACATCCTACTGAGTGTTCACTATTCTTTATAATATGATAAGCTAACTCTCTCATCACACTCGACTTACCAATACCCGATCCGGCAGTAAAGGTACACAGTTCTCCAAGTCTCATACCATAAGTCATCTCATTCATGTTATCCCATGGATAGGGTAACGATTCTACTTCTTTGTCATTAGCTACAAGATCCCATGTATTTTCACCTAGAATAATTCCCTCTGGTGTATAAGGTTTTGCAGACCAATACCGATCCATAAACTCTCGCTGTTTATTCTGCATAAGATATTCATTTGGATCTTTAAGAGATAGATTAATGATGTGCACTTTCTTAGGCGGAAATATCTCAGCAACTTTCTTTCGAGCTTCCTTACCCGGATCATCATTATCAAAGCACAAGAATATCTTTTCAAAACTATTCAAGAACTCATAGTGTTTCTTACAATCGCTAACTGCTCCGGCGGCTCCTGTTCTGATTGATACTACAGGATAATTCTTAGGCTTCATCATCTGATAGATAGACAAAGCATCGATCTCTCCCTCACAGATTGTGATATATTTACCACTCCCTTTACTAAACAACTGTTGACCAAAGAGCATGGACTTGCCGACTTTGCCCTCAAAATTGAATGTCTTATCCTTACATCTTCTGACTTTCGTAGCGATATGCATACCATCGTTATCGTAGTAGGGGTAGTGATGTTTAGTTACCTCTGGTTTATCTGGGTTGGTAATGGTTACTCCAAACAGTCTACAGACATCCTCATCAATACCTCGATCAACAATGGGTCGATAGATACCAATAGGGGTTACAGTAGCAGTAGAAGAGGTATAACTATATTTATCAGTTTGTAATAATTCTTCTAACTCTTCTGGATCTTTTGGTGGTTCCGTATATGTCCGGCAACTAAAACAAAAAGCATGTCCGTCGCTGTACACACTATTTGCATCGCTTGATCCACAATGTGGACAGCTTGTATGTTTTATAAAGTCAACTTGTTTGTTGTCTGTCGTCATGTCGTCTCCTATCTTTTGGCGGGTCTTGCCACCCACATTCTAATGGTTAATATTCGTCTAGTCAAGCCTTGTCCCCATAAGTAATTTATTTTCCATGGGGGGTTGTAGGTTTGGTCTTCTCGTGATACAAGTTATTAACAACCGGGGGAAATAATAGTATATATAGTTATATAGTATTAGTTATTAATAGCTATTAATAGTTATCAAGATATATCAAGATAAACTAATAGTTATCAAGATATATCAAGAGTTATCAAGATATAACAAGATATACTACTACTATTATCTCTCTTTATATCTCTTTTATCTATAGGGGCTAAAAGAAAAATTCCACCTCCTCTTCTGCCACATATTTATTTTTATTCATTCCCTTAAAATTGTTTGTCTTCCCATGACAATTTCGGCAAAGGACGGCAATATTTGATAATCGATTATGACTACGATCTCCATCAATATGATGTAGCTCCATACCTGCTTGATCTGAGCTGATCCCACATTGAGAGCAATACCATTTCTTTTTGTCTTTAAAATAATTAATCAATTGTCGCTTATGTCCAATGCTTGTCCCCATATGTTGATCTTGTTCTATCTTTTTGTCCCTTATAGCACGGCGGTGATCCATCTGGCATTGATTATTACAATACTTGTTCATCGTATTACTTCTCTTGGGTTGCTCTTTATGACAAGAAAGGCACTTGTATGTCCCTCGATCTTGTTTGTGTCTTTTAATGAATCTCTTATTGTTTACAATCGCCGCACATGACTGAGAGCAATAAACATTAGGAGCAACCACTTCATTAGTACATTCTTTTCTTTTACAACTCATTAAGATTTCCAAGTCGATAAATTAATAACATTGTTACCTACTGTTGATGGCTCAGTATCACATGGAGCATCCGCATAGTATTCATCAGCAATAGTGTCTGTGACACATTCAATGTCTTTGTCTTCTAAAGCGGATGGTTTCTTTGCATTAAGATTTTCTTCTGTGATAACATCTTGTATAGCCTGTATGATTACATACTCAATAGTTGCGGGACTATATTTTTCTTTAATAAGATATTTAATAATAGGTCTAAGTGTATTTGCTATTACATTAACTTTCATTAGTGCATCTCCTTTTTAATTGTTAAATCTCTAAATATATGATCGTATAGTTCATTGACAGTATCTGTAAAATCATCTTGATCTCTACATCTCTTAATACTGATCTGACCTACAAGCAATCTAAACTTATGTATTCGAGCAATCATTTCTAACTGCTCGACTTCACTTAGTATCTCATAATCGTAATCTGCTTTAGCCATTAGTCACCTCCTTTCATTTCATTATACATAGTTAAACCAAAATCGTATCCTTGCTTATAATAATACATATTAGGATGATAATCTGCTCTATATCCCATAAGTAAGCCATCAGCTACTCCGTCTTTAAAAGCATTTAATATTATTCTCTCTTTAGCCATTAGTCACCTCCTTTCTTTATCATGGTGTAATAATCTAAATAATCTTTAGGCACTTTAATAGCCTTACCACTACTTGTGGTAGCTTTATGACCATGCACATCACAGATATAATTATCCTCTGTAATGTATTGTATTTTAATAGGTGGTGTTAATCCCCATTTCATTAGCTGTCCTCCTCTACTATAAATAAGTGTCCGCCGCCGTTACCCTCTTCGTCTTGGCTAACAGATACTTTAATTGTTTTCCCTGCTTTCTTCATAGTAAAAGTTGGAAATATAATATCATCATCATATGGATCACTCTCTAAATTAAAATCAATCACAGTATATCCTCTTAACTGATTATAATATTTCTTTGCAAATTTTTCGTAAGGTGTCATTAGTCGTCTCCTTTTCTTTTAGGGTTAGGTTTAGGTGTTGGCATATTACAACTCTTAGTTAAGAATTGTTCATCACATTTGTGATTTCGTTGGCGGTGTTTCCACACCTCATTTGTGATACAGATGTATCCTTTGCTATTAGGTATTCTAAATTTAATTATAGCTTTTTCGATAACATCTTCAGCATGGTCGACACATGAGGGAATCTTGCCTATGTATCGTTCAGAATAAGATCCATCTGGATTGCCTAAGAGCATGAGTAAAACAAAGCTTTCATTAATCATAACACTCCTCCTAAATCTACATTTTCTAATTCTTCTTCGTCATTATCATAATGAATACCTAAAAATTCTATCTTGTTATCCATTACTTGTTTAATTAACCATTGCTTGATCTCATCATCTGACCAAACTGTTTCCAAGAGTTTCTTTTCTTTTTCAGAAACTTCATGGACACTTGATATATCAGCTATGTATTTAGTCATCATTCACCTCCTGCCGTGAGTATAAAGTAACATAGTGTACATAAAACTATGCACCCTACGATAAAATCATAATCTGGTTTTTTAATCATTAGTCGTCTCCTTAATCAGTCTAGTCATTACTCACTCCTCCATTCTACATCACAAAGTTTTGCTAGTTTATAGTTTTTATCTGGTAAGCATAAATCTCCATCAATACTATGACCACCCTCTTTAATTAAAAGTTGTCTAGCATCTTTCTCGTTTTTTGCTTTCACAGTATAAAAGTATTCACATGGAACACTAAATGTATAATACTTACTCATTCCCTTTCTCCTCACATTGTTGTTTCCACATAACATAGTCTTGTCCATTAGGGTCTGTTAGCTTAAACAGAGTTGGGTCTGTAATGGTAGTTCTCTTGCCATACTCCCAAGTACAATCAAAGTTATGATTCATATAATCTTTTTGCACATAGAAGTCTTTGTTAAAGAACTCAATCGTCCCTTTAACAATCGATACGGCGGTTATTAGTTCTATAATCATAGTTATACTCCTTTTCTGATATTAGAATCAAAATTATCTTCTTCCTTAATCTTATCTATTATGTCATCTGGTTGTTCAACAATAGATTCTATTTGTTCATCTTGAATGTTGGTAGGCTCACCCTTGTTTAATTCATCATAGTCTCCTGCCCAAACTTTTTCTTCAGCTTCCTCTTTAGAATCAGCTTCGACTATGCATTGCCATTCAGCAGTAGCATAAGTTGTTACATGATATTTTTTAGTCATCATCTTCCTCCTTTTCTAAATCAAATCTAATCCATATTGATGCACCATCTTTATCTTCAAAGTGTTCAACTTCTTCATAGTTAACAGGTGCATTGTCGTCTAGCCATTTAACAAGTTCTTCATAAGTCATTAGTCGTCTCCTTTTGTTATAGTTTTTGTATTTCAGTTAGTCGTTCTTGAATCTCTTCAAGCATAGTTTTAATCGTTGCTATCTTATCGCAACAAGTCTTCAATCTCATTTGGAGATTATGAACTTCTTCTTGTTTAAGTTCTCGCATCTCTTCATAGATTTCTTTACTCATATAGCCACCTCCTTTCTAAGTTCTTCCATTCTTTCATGAAACAGATTGACCGCACTATCTACATTGACCTGATACCAACCATAGATAATCCATTTATCTCGATCCTCGACCTTGCGATTCAATTGTTTTCTGTCGTTAATAATAACAACTACATCTTCTAAGCTACTTGAAAACTGTAGTCTCCATTGACAGAATAAATTAGAATGCTCATCTGGGAAACCAAAAGTCTCACAGATATCAAAGTAATCTGCTTTAAGTTTATAATTAATAGGACTCTGTTCTATACCTACAGACAGAATCGTCATATCTCTATGGGTTATATATTTTCTTTTCATAATTGTTCTCCTACTAACCACAACAAGCCATGTATAAAAGCATCCATATAGTTAACACGGCGGATGTGAATATAATTAACATTTTTATTAGCTCCATATCTCTACTCCTCTGGTTCAAAGTAAGATTCTAGAACTTTAAGTATATGATCTGGGGTCGTTTGCCTATGGGTTAACATAAGATACTTTTTCTTATCTAAGATACTGTAATTCATATAGGCATCGTAAAACCTTATAGCATCTACAAACAACTCACTTCCCCAAGGGGTAGATCTTTTACTAATAGAAGATGTTGAATGAGCCTTATACCATTGATATAAATCTGTTCTCTTATAGACATCAACCACATGAATACTTGCTTGAGCAGATTCTATACGAGTCTTGAGATCAAGAATATCCTTGCTTAGTCTATCCCATTCTTCTACGGCTGAAATTAAATCGCCATAATCTTCTATAAATTTATCATGCTGACTTTCTAGCCAGATCTCACTAGCTAAACAGGACATGTTGTACCTCCTTTTGTATCATCATAAAATTCTCTAGCAATCTCAAAAACTATTGAGGGCTCTAGACCTTTATGCATTGGGTTATTTTTTAAATGTTCTTTGATAATTAAATTACCTACGACATACTCATCGCCGTCTACTTGACCTGCCATGATGCCGTCATATGTAGAATGTAATCTACATAGTTCCGCAGTAATTACCATAAGTCGTCTCCTATATCAGCGAGGGTTATACCACCTAACTGTCGCTGTATCAGTTAGGCTAGTAAGACAGTAGGTACAAAGGATAAAACAAAAAACCTACTGCCTTACTAGACTAACTGTAACATTAATCTAGTGCTGAGTAAAGCGAACTTACGACCTCTCCATCCTAGAGACTTCAGACCTAAGATTGTCCATATCAGACTGTAGTCTTGATAGATCATCTCGTATATCCGTTGTCAAATTAACAACCAAAGACTCAATATCGTTACCAACATCGTTATTTCTATTAACTATATCATCAGCTGAATCCTCTATTTTCCATGAAAGTTGAGAATAGTTTTTTATTCTCTCAAGCACTTCTTCTAGAGTATAGCCTTTGTAGATAGCATCCGCTCCAAAGCCAACCTCGTAGATATCCTCTACGAAGTTGGTTATATCTTGATAACTATAGTTATCTAGTATGCTTTTCTTTTTTGTTTTTGTAGTCATTATAGTGTCTCCCATTGTGAAGTTGATAATGCTTTAGAGACTTCAACCTCTCTAAGTTTATTAGTCTTATGTGATGCATCACCATTGCCTACATGAGTAGACCATGAGGTCATCGCATTGTATACTGCCCATTTAGTGTGACCTAGTTTAGGTGTCTCCTTGTCATACTCTCTAAGCAATGACTCAAGCTGTGTATTGTTAAAGGGCATTGAAGTTTTAGACCGTGTAAATGTTTTACATAATACAGTCTTAAAGAAAGACTCAACGGCATGGTCTTGTACTTTCTTTTCAGCATACATTTTGAATGTACCCTCTTGGTCTTTGAAGTACTCGTAGCCATTGAGCATCTTTTGTTGGACACCCTCTATAGAAACATTAGAAGTATGTTTAAACCTAGAGGAGGTTGCCGTCATTGGTGTAGTACATCCATTCAAGCACCATAGTCTCAAGCCATCAGCTATTGATTGGAATGCCCAAGATTGATCGTAGCTATTAAAGAAATTAATTCTAAAGGCTATGATGTCATCGACTTGTGGCTCAATGATTTGTTTGTTGAATAAGAATGAACCTCTCATTTTAGCACCATTGTCATAGACAGAAACCTTGTAGTCAATGTCGTCTGTATTAGTGTCAAACTTTTTACAAAGTTTCTCGACTCCTTGCTCAATCGTATCACAAACATGCTTATGAGATATAGGTTTGTATTTACTGCCGTGAATACCTAGTACATCTCCAGTATCAGTACGGACTAAGGCTCTAGCCATATCTGTAGGTACTTTGTATACTTCTGGCAGTACATCATTGTCTCCCATATTGCCTATAGCTTTTAGATTTACCATCTCAATAGGGAAATCATAGTGTGGGTCATTTGTTTTATTTAACATAGTATATATTCCTTTCGTTTAAGTACACTTGCTTTGCTTTGTGTACAGGGTTTAATGTTGTAGTATTTACAAAGCTACTGTACTTGTAAGGATTGTAAGTAGCTTGATGAACTTCACCCCTAGGTAAATTTTGATAATTAAAAAACCAATCATTTACCCAAGAGCCAACGACATGAGCATGAACATTCTTTTGTTGTTCTCTCAATACTCGTTGTCTTCCTTTATCAGATACTTTGAATGTAGCATCCCATAAAGAAATTCTTTTTACATGGTCAATGACTTTTCCGTATCTCTCTTTTTCTAGAGAGACAACAGAAAAACATTGCTTGTGTAGATTATAATAAACTTTAACTTTCATTAGCTTGTCCTTTGTTAGTGTTTAGCATAAGCGACATTAGGTATAGAAGTATCCCAACAAGCACGGCAGTCGCCACACTCATACTTGTCTTTGTAAGATGCTCCACACTTAGTACCTACTGCACCAAGGCTATCTTCAGATGTAAAAACTGTTGTAGTCAATGGGGCATTCTCTAGTGGTGGGGTATCATTCATTGGTGCAGAGAATCTAAGAGCGACATTACTAGGTAATGATCTAGACCTTAGAATAGTCTTCCAATCTTTGTACTCCTTAGTAGGTATCCAATGCTTACAATGTGCCGTTTGTTCACAGATATCTAGAATATTATTAGCCATTTTAAGGTCTTGGATATCTCCAGAGTCAAACCACCTAAAGAACTTTTCTTTTTGTAATAACTCGATCATTACAGTAATAAATTCTTTAGACTGCATAAACTCTAGGGTCAATGACTGCTTTGCTTTGACATTAGGCATATGATAAAAACCTTTCCTAGCATAACAACCATCACAAACACTACCCTTGATCTTGGATAGTTTCTCGCCGTTTCTACAAAGCCAAGCAGATATAGATATACTCTTACAAGGCATCTTAGAAGTCTTAGATAATTTAAATGTCATGTTTACCACTCCTTGTTATATAGTTTATGTAAAGGTTTTTCGACTAGTAGAAACCTACCAACATTAGTAGGATGATCTTGCAATCCATATGTAAATCTATCTTCTACTCTCCAACGATCAGTACCTATAAAGACAGTTGCACAGTCATTGCTCCACCAGTCAAAATCAGCTTCATCTCTAGACAAAATAACTGCCATTGTATATTTCTTAAACATATCAAGTTGCATAGGTTGTCTAGTGTAATTGTCATTATCACAATCTGTGAATGTTTCATTAAAATTATGTCTTAGTAGTTTCATTGTCGTCTCCTTTGTTATAGTTAAATTATTAGTCTTCAAAAATTAATAAACTAGATAAACATATCCAAAAATAGATAACCAATAAGATAATCCAGTTAATGTTTATATCTATCTCTGTGTTCATGGGTTGGTTAGGTAGTTCCCAAATTACAAGTATCGCAATTGAAAACATGACTACCCCAGTAAGTTTCTTTAATATTTTTAATATTCTCACTATTCGTCTCCTATGAAAATAACTTCGCCACAGTTTGGATAACCACTAGAGCCTGTTGACCACTCTTCAATCTTGTCTAACCAATAGTTAGTAGTGTCATCATCTCCAAACTTAGGTGTTTCCAACCTAATAGGTAACGATTTATCTTCAATGTTTTCTAATTGTTTTATTAATTGATTAACATTCATCGTCTTCTCCTTTGTTAAAGTATATCTTAGAGGTTGTGAAATATAGGGAGGAAAAGAGTCCTCTAA